ATTTACAGTTGCTTTGCCATTCGCCATCAAATTCTCCCTCTTGAAACCTGTGGGTTCGATTTCCACAATTCGTTCAAGCTAACTTCGGTTTGTCCAACTAACAGCCCTTTAATCGAGTCGTCTTTCTGGGGCAACTTTGCTTCTTCCTTCCAAGCGATACTGAGCATCCTAAATGCGTCTGCACCGTGGGAAGTCCAATCATGTCTAGGCTTATCCCTAAACACTTTCTTATCCTCATCCCACTCTCGCTGATACTGCCTTAAACATTCAATCAAGCCTTCGCTTCTTTCGGCATCAAACCAGCATCTTAGTAAAGCCATCCTTGCTGCTTGTATTCCGTCTTGAAGTGACAAACTTGGCACAATTTTTAAACATTTTAACGGAATTTTGTCAGAAAGTTGCTCAATTATAGACTTTCCGCCACTTGCAAGTGTTTTAGCTCTGGCATCATGAGGCAAATAATGGTTCGTATATTTCATTCCCCATTCGACTTCTCGCTGTTTGATTAGCCCTGTATAAAATGGAATCGACTGCCCATTGCTTGAATGGTAGTCCACAATGCGTATCTCGCCATGTACAACCTGATAGCTGATGATGCTTGTATCATCGCTGTAGCCCAAGTCCCAAGCTGAAAACAAGGGAAACATAGGGTCTACATCAACTTTGGTAATTCTGTTCTGGTCGGTAAGCTGGCGCATTTCTTTGCCGTAATATGCACCGATAATGGCTGATTCAAAGTCGCACTCCCACTCTGCAAGATATTGGTCTTGAGTTTGACTCTTTTTAGCATCGTCTAATTCTTCTTGTGGAATCAAACCTGTTTGACTTGCTCTTAATGTTTTGACATACCAATCATCGCTTTTGGTGGCGTTGTTGTATATATCCCAGAATTGGTTATGCCCTTTAGGTGTGCCGATAAATGTGGCCCAACCCCTGCGGTCACTTAAAAGAGGCCTTAAAACTGCGCCCCAAATAGACGGCTTCATGTCTGCAAATTCGTCTAGCACAACTCCATCAAGATACAGACCACGCAAACTATCAGCATTGTCAGCCCCAAACAATCTAATGCGACTTCCATTTATTAGCTCCACCCAAAGTTCAGATACATTATGGTTAACCCTTACAGGTTCAGAAAACTTCATTAGATAATCAAAAGCAATAGATTTTGCCTGGGCATAGTAAGGCGCTAAATAAGCATACCTGCCATCCTCTTTACCTTCTGTCAAAGCCTTGTAAATAATGTCATTGATGCAAGCTACTGTCTTACCACATCTACGGTGAGCAACAATTACAGCCCATCTTTGCTGTCTTTCGTGGAAATCTAAGAATACGCTACGAGGTTGGTAGTCTAGTTCTACCTTTTGGACTATTTCTTCCAAGACACCACCAAGCGTTGAGGAGCTTTCTCATCACCCACAACTTCTGTGCGAGCTAGTTTAGGTACATGATATTCACTTACAGCCATAAGGCAATCAAATGCAACTTTAGGGCCATGTTTAGGGTCAGCAGCAATGGATTCTAGCCACTCTTGCATACGCTCAGAGTTAGCATCAACAAAGTTTGCAAACGCCTCACGAGCCTTTGCAGTAGCCTTATTAGGCGTTCCTTTAGGCCTTCCAGCTCTATTTAAGTTGCCTTCTACAGATTTCGATACTTTATTTTCCATACATTCTCAAGTAATTGATTTGTAAGGGTTTTATTCTACACCAATATTATTGACTTGTTCTTCAATTAATTGCTTGCGTGTTTTAGGCTCAACACCAGTAGCCATATAATTTTTTAATGAATCCAGCATTTTTAATTGGGCAGGATTGTAAGATAATGCTTTATTAATTCTTTCAGGCCATTGACCTACTGCATATCCACGCAATGCGGAATCAGTAGCATTTTTAATCGCATCTGATTCTGGTCTGCCTTCATCTAATGTGGCTTGATAATCTAAAGCGCTTTCTTTAAGCGTTTTTAGTTGTTTTGGAGTCCATGTTTTCATTAATGCTTCCCTGGTCTGGTTAGCAACAGGGTCAATGTGTAACATTTCGGCAGCTAAATCATGGTGTGTAAATTGGTCAGGTTTAAATACTTCTACGCCAACTCTATCAATCGGCAAATCAGGATGTTTATTAAATCCACCTTCAGGTAATGGAGCGCCTGTTTCTCCAATGGGATAAGTTTCAGCAAAACCTCTATCTTCGGCAGGGTTTACCACTACCATAGGATTGTGCTTTGCAACAAAAGGATATTCTTGCATTGCTTGAGATAAAAGGTCTGTTGTGTAATCAGCCATTATTAGCCAACAATATCTGGGTCGTGGTTCTTGTTCATAGCATCCATTAAAGCCTGTTTACGCTTCATGCGTTGGTTTGCTTTCTTATTGAGGATATTGCTATCGTCTAGCTCCAATGGAGGATTCTTCTCTTGGCGCTGTCTTTGCTGTTTTTCAAGCGTTGATTCTTTATGGGGGCGCAGCATTGCATCTTCTTTTTTGTATTTGCGTGTCATGTGTTCCATTACATATCCTTCATCTTATGGCGAATCATTTCTTTAAGAGTTTGTTTAGCTGTCTTTGCAGACTCTTTGAAATCTTTTGCCATAGGTGCGCCTTTGCTGCCAGGCTTTCTCATGTGTTCGCCAGAGCCATGCTTTATGCGCTCCTCTTTGGCGTGAATATTATAGTAAAGTCCATGTTTAGCCACAATGCCACCTCGCTCTAGCTGCTTTGCCTCTTTCACCATTCCAATGCTGGCTTCTGGCGCAGAAACTATCATGTCTTGACCCACTTGCTTGTGGGGCTTGTAAATGACTACCGTTCTTAGCGTTATATGCTGCTCTGCCTTTAGCCGTCATTCCTGCACCTTCATTGGCGGGCAGGTAGTTCTTACCTTTGCCGACTGTGGTCTTAGGAATAGGCTTATCGTGCTTTTCTATTGCGACACGAATGGCATCTTTACGGCTCATTTGTGCATCTTTTCCAATAGCATAGCCAATCTAGCTCTGCGCCCTTCTTTGCCTTTGGCATGGGCAGCTTTTTCTAATTTAGCTTCTGGAATCTTTTTGTCCTCAGCAACGCCTAATTCTTTCTTTAGTGCGCCTGGGTGCTTAATTGCGCCTTTAATCCAATTTGCCATTACATTTCTCCCATTTCGGCTTTTTTAGATTCTTTTTTTGTCTCGCCTTTTTCTTCAGAGCTTGCCATGTGTTTAGTATAAGCTGATTCAATGGTATTTTTACGCTTTTTAGCTTTGTCTTGTACTGAAAGAGCGATTGCCAATGCTTGTTTGCGTGGCTTACCAGCAGCTTCTTCAGCTTTAATGTTCTCGCCAACGGCTTTTGGGCTGGCAGATTTGACGAGTGGCATATATATCCTTACTTGAGGTATTTAAGTTTGTAGATGGTTGAATCAATGAGTTGTTGAATTTCGGCAACAATATTGACTAATTCCTGTTTTTTTGGCAAATCAGCATTAGCTTCTTCAACAAAATTCTTCAATGATTCCAAATATTTAAGTGGTTCTTTAGGCTGATGATATACGCTTGGAAATTCTTTAATCTGCTCATAACAGCCCATAAAGGCTTCTACATAATCGTCTACAAGTTCAACGATTTCTTCATAGAATTTGCCCAAGGCTTTATGTTGGGAGTAAGAATTTGTGGCCCAATGGAAAAAATGAGTGTTAGTACTGCTATGCAAAAGAGTAGCAGCAAACATAGCGACATTTTTGGTTTCATTCATAAAGACTCCTGTTCGACTGATTTTAACACTTCTATTGCTTCTTGCACGGAATTGACTCGGTGTAAATGCCCGCCTTTCCAGTTAGCAAATAGCTTGATTTGCAAGGGGGTCAGTTTTTTATCAGCCCCATCCTTGACCTCTAAAAGTATTGTGTGTCCTTGAAATAAAACCAATAAATCTGGGATTCCTCCGCCGACTGTATGCAAAAGGTAAACATCCGCACCATAGTCTCGTAGCGCTTTAACAACATCAGCTTGATTTTTATCGACTTTCTTGATATATGACATATTCTTCGGTTAGTATTCAGTAACTTATTGATTATAAGGGGTTACTCTTGAAGATATTGCTGATTGACATTGAAACTTCACCCAACTTAGCCCATGTCTGGGGAATTTGGCAACAGAATGTGGGACTGTCCCAGTTATTAGAATCTTCATACACCATGTGCTATTCGGCAAAATGGTTGGGCGAGAAAGATGTTTACTTTGATTCGGTAGAAAGAAACGATGCCAAAAAGATGCTTGAGGGCGTTCATGCCATGCTTTGCGAGGCTGATGCCGTAGTGCATTACAACGGCTCAAAGTTTGATATACCTACTCTAAACAAAGAGTTTTTGGTTCATAAGATGTCGCCACCACCACCAATTAAGCAAATAGACTTATTGCGCACAGTCAGAAGTCAATTTAGATTTCCTA